GTCGATCTATTGTTCCAAGTCCTGAATTTTCCGCATCCTGCCATTGAACGGTGGGATCATAAGTCGCCCATGTGAGAGCCTGTGGGACTTCTTGCCATGAGTCAAATAGGACTTCGCGAAGGATGTCATAAATCTGATTTCCGTCGCCTTCTTGTGGCAAGACTCCATCTGTCAATGCTTTCGGCAATCGCGCCAGAGCACCTAAAGCCATGACATTGACCCTTTGTGTATAGCCCACACTTCCAATTTCTGCCACTGAAATGGCTACATCGACCACGGATCCACCGAAGATTGGAACGAATGTTGCTGTGGAATCTTGGAGAGATATTGTGAGCGAATCATTGATTTCAATTGGCACATTTGTTTGATTAAAATTGATTAGATCTAAATTGATATAGCCCGCATTTGCTTGTTCATAGATATTTGTTCGACCCGATGTGATGGTCAAATTTGCCAGCGTTGCATCGGTGTAATTGACTCCACCGATTGTCAGTTGCCAGATTGGATTCCAAAGCGTCATTTGATTGTCACGAAATTATTCGCGCCACCCGTTCCCCGGTACGATGAATTATTGACTGTATCCACAATGACTCTAGCTGCAGATTCTGGATCTCCAACGACTCCCATGTTCACCGTGATTGATGTAGCGCGTTGCAATTGACCCGCTTCCATAAGTGCATTAGATGAAGATTTTCCAAATGATGGGACATAATTTGCGGAAGGGTTAAAGAATTGCGCTGTGGCTGTAGAGGCTGCGGCTGCAGTAGATCCGACACTATTTGGAACGACTGCCCCGCCCATAGATGGGACGACAACAGATGGCGATGCTGATGGCGGGACAAAGACAGATCCCAAATATCCACCGCCTGAAAGGCTAGTAGAAGCACCTGCGGCGGCAAGTTTGGCATTGACTTTTGACTCATCATTATTGGTCAATAGATTCGCTGCAGCTAGAACGCCAGCCGCCAAAGCAACCGCACCAACACCCAAGAGCGGATTCAATGCAAATGCTGATGCAATTCCCGCGACCAAAGCCGATGCTTTGAGCAAATTGTAAGCAACAATCAAAGATTTGATTAGTGCAATTGTTGCTGTGACACCAGCTGCAATCTTGGAAACAACAAAGAGAGTGCCAATCACAATACCAGTGGCAATCAATTCATCTTTGAGATCAATTATTGTATTGATGACATTTCGAACCTTCTTGCCCCATTCAAGGGCTTTTGCTTCGGATTTTGTGAGACTCGCTGTAATGCCCGCTTCACCCGTAAGACCGTTAACAAATTCTTGAAACGCCGGAAGAACGTCGGTCAAGATAAATTGTGTCAATCTTTGTACCACTGGTAGCAATGCCGCGCCAATTTGTTCCTGCGCTTCATCTACTGCAATTTTGATTCGCTCTAATGCCTTCTCTGTACCTTGCGCTTCATTATCTGCAAAGCCGCCAAAGGTCTTTGTGAGGGATTCAAATACTAGATCGAAGTCTTTTGATTTCAGGATTGACGCATCGAGACCAAGACCCAATCGACCCAATGCGTTAAGATTGCCATCGTATGCTTTTCCGAGTGCATTTGCCACGGCTTCCAATGGCTTTCCTGTAGCCGATGAAACATCTAATGCTAAATTCAATAATTTCTGAGCTTCCTCAACGTCTTTGGTCGATCTTGTTAATCTGGCAAATGCCGGACGCAGCTGATCATCTGTGACACCAATTGCAATCGATGTGGTTGTAATATATTTTTCTACGCCTTTGATTTGTTCAGCTGTTGCACTTGTTGTATTTTCAATGGTCAAAGCAAGTAATCGCTGAGCCTTCTCATCGGCTGCGGCATTCTTTATTGATTCAACCGCAAAGGCTCCAATGGCGGCACCAGCGGCAGCAAATGCCAGAGCTGCCTTCTTGCCAAAAGCTGTAAATTGGTCGCCAATTGTTTCGGTGTCTTTACTTGCTACCTTGATGCCCTTTGTAAATTCAGCAACGTCCGCCAGTAACGAGAGCTTGAGCGTTCTAGATCCAGCGGCAGCCATTTACCAGACCTTCACAATCTTTGAGAAGGTATCTTGCCATTGAGCAATGATGTATGGCTGCTCAGCTTTGAGAGTTGGATAGATAAACCATCCTTTTGATCCGCGACCTTCTTTTCCTGACCAAATTGGAAATTGTTTGAATTTATTAGATCCGAATTCATAGCCGCCCCAAAGTTGTTGCGTTGTGCCGCCGCCAGAGAATTTCTGTGAGACAAAGCCAAATGAAATTTCACCAATCTTTGATGATTTGGAAACTCGTGCTCCCGTGGCAATTCTGATTGAGGCTAAATCGCGAGTTATAGCCCTATCTACAATTTTGCCTTGAAGATAAGTTGCAAGACCGTTTGAAACTGTCTTTGCTTTATCGATGGCTTCATCATCCATACCTTTAAATGCGAAGATAATGGTTCGCAATTCAGCTTTGTCGAAAGCGATTGCATCCTCAGCCATTTCTCTCCTTCAATATCTCAATTGCAGTGATTACATCTTCAGCCGATTCAAATTCTGATCGGCTTAGTCCGGTAGTAAGTGCTAGATCCCAAAGGATCCGATTCATACTTCCGGCGGCGTAACTTTTGGGACTTGCTCATCACCGACTGTTATTTCAGCAACGGTCTCGCTCCAAATTTCGAAAGACTTGACTGGCTTACCAGCTGCCTCACGTTTCATGGCGTGATATGCCAAGAACATGAGATCTGCAATTCCAATCTTGTCTTGCGCTTGTGAAATGATGAAACCTGTCTTGGTTTCCCACTTCGCCCACTCTGGCGGCTGCGCAGTGTAGGTCTCGCTATTTCCTGACGTGTATTCGATGGTAATTGGTAACTTCATGCTCCCGGCTCCCTTACTAGCTAATTGTTAAAACTGGTGTTGTCACACATGTGAAAGCGAGTGAGACTGTCTGCGCATCTGGTGCAGTACCGCCAGCTGATGGAAGGATTGGCTGGACATCAAATGCAAATGATGCACCTGTGTGTGCAACGAGTACGACTGGGAGTCCAGTGTTTGGTGCATTTGTTGCAGCTGTCCAAAGAGCTTCACATAATGATGAAGCTGCTCCCCAATCCGCAAGCATTTCAACCGCGAAGGATCCCTGTGTATCCGTCGTGAAATAAGCCTTGCCATCAAGTGTTTGATATGTATTGATTGTGGAATCGACTGTTAAAGTCGCTGATGTAGCCTGAGCATCGAAATCATCGCCGTCAATGGTGAAGGTGATGTCTCTGCCGGTGATGATTGTTGTTGCCATTTGTTTTCTCCTCTAGTCGGTGTAATACGTTGAGACTTGCAAATCAGCTGTCAAGAATTTTCCTGCGCCGACTTCCAAAGGTTGAGGTGAGCTAACATCCCCGACAACATAACCGGCGGGCATGGTTGAAATTATTGAAATCATTAGATCTTCAAGATTGGTCAAAGCTGCCGCGTTGCTTGAATAACCCACGACTCCCGTGACCTGAAAGTTTATTTTGACTTTGGTTGTGGATCCATTTATTAAAGTGCTCTCTAAATAAGGTGAATCCGGAACAAGAACAATTGAGGGACTCGTCATTGTCTCTGGGATTCCGTTATAGACATTTGCTGCAATTGTCGAAAGTGTCGTTTGCAATGGTGTTCGAATATCTTCTTCGATTGTCATAGACACATTGTTTCGACTTCAAGAAACGGACCGAGTAATCCAATAACACGATTGCTCAAACTTCTGCCTAAAATAAATGGTGACGGTTGAAATTGATCGCTCATGATTTGATTTCCCGGAGCTGTCACACTTTGGAAGACCTCAACGGATACAACAAGAATTGCTGACTTAATGGGAGCAACGCCAGAGTAAAGATCTCCGGCTGTTGCCCCATCAATACACGCAAGCCCACTCGGAATGATTGGGATCGTGTAGTCGCTATCTGCCTGACCCGTGGCAGATGTAAAGACGAAAGGTGCAATGCGATCATCTGTGACGGTTACTGTCGCGTCGTAAATGCCGCATCCAGTGATGACAACATCTTGACCCGGCACGAAATAGTTAACGCGCTGCGTTGTGTAGTAAGCAATTGAATCCTCGACGAATATATTGACCACCGCTGATTGGTATCCGGTAAGCAATGGCAGAATTGTGAGCTCTGCACTCTCAATCATCTGATCAAGATATGCATCTGAATAAAGAGATACGGAAACGCCAAGAATCGACCGCAGTTCCCCTGCTGTGACTATTTGTGGCATTTCCGTTCCCTTCGTCTGCTCGACCACATCCGGGAGCGTCTGTGGTCGATGATTAGTGATTAATTAAACGTTGTTCATCCATCCGCCATTGCCAATTTTTGTGGCGCAAGCACCATAAGAATTGAGTGAGATTTCGACGGTTCCATCGGATGGCTTATTGACATCAAGACGAAAGTTTCCGCTTTCGTACCATGTGAACGCATCTGGCTCAAGTACGACCATTGAATCATCGGCTGTTCCAGTGAATTCACCTGAGTTGTCCACATAGAAATTTAAACCAAGTACGACTCCGCGCTGTGATTGTCCATTGACAAGACCAGCTTGGTTCTGTGGGAAATACGCATTGAATAGCGGTGTGCCGCTGTCGTTGTAGCCCATGATGTTCGACCATTGTCCGGGCGATACCAAAATATTACGAGCAAATCGTTGTGTACCTGAATACACTTCGACATTTGCGTCACTGACGTAACCAATTAATCCCGCTGCCGTATTAGCGTAACTTCCCGAAACTCTGTTTGCATCTGTCTTGATTTGATTTGCAACATATTTGTTTTGTGCAAATGCCATGGCAGATCCCATGATTCGCACTAACTCGTTGAAGAAATCGGGTGAGCTGCGATCGATGATTTCTGTGGTGAGGATATTGCGACCAGCGAAGCGTGTGATTGGCACTGATATGAAAGATGACTCAATTCCGGTATTTGTTACCGCGCCACCTTCTGCAACAGGATCCACTTCTGCGATTTGTGTAATCTTTGGGATTTCAAATTGAAGCCCTGCATCTGGCAAAGTTCCACGAGAAATCGCATCAATTGCGCCGCGTGTACCGTTGCTAAGTGCATTAATAACTTCGGTGAGCTGACGTGTTGGATTGAAAGCTGGATTTGTAGTTCCAAGATCATCGTTTGCAGCGGCGACGTAAATTGCTGAATCTGACATTGGATTGAGTTTGGCTTTGATTGAATGTTCCATCCATGAACCAAGATTGACAATTGGTGAACGTGGCTTGGTGAACATTGGTGCTGGACGATTTGCCTGAATGACGTGCTGTGAAGCCTCTACCGTTTCAACGGCTGGTGCTTCTATTGTTTCGGTAGTGTTTTCCACTGCGTCTCCTTCGGTTGATGTTTCTTCTGTTGTGACTTCGGTAGTTGCTGCGACGTGAGTGACGCGAGCTTCTTCGAATGCTGGATTGTGTGTAAGTGCAACGCCAATCAGCGTTGCGGAATTGACGACCATAGTTCCGTCTTCATTGAAGCCATAATCTGCAACATTTGCCTCGACTGAGAATCCATCGCGCAATCCATCCATAGCTTCTTGGATTGCATCGGATCCGGCTGTTGTCTTAGAAATCTTAAATGTCGCATTGATTGATTTGCCATCGGGAGCAAGTTCCATTGATAGCGTCTTTCCAATGGGACGAGCTGAGTCATGCTCTAAATTCAATTTCACGGAAGCCGGAATCAATGATCCGGATTTGAATAACACTTTGCCAGTAGAGGCATTCGCTGGCGTATCGAATTGCACGATTTGCCCTGTGATTGTGCGAGCTTCTGAATCAGCTGCGGTGATTGTAAATGGTGTTAATACTTTCATCGGATCATCTCCTCTTGAATTCGGATTTCTTCTGCACTCAATGCGCCAACGCGATTGAGAATTTCATATATTTGTGCTCTTTCTAGTGCAGAGCCGCGTAAGTAATCATCAAGTGCATATTCCACGCGCTGCGTTGATGGCACGAAGTCCGGCATGGATAATCTTTCGGTTATCGAATTCATCAGCGGAATTAAAGAGAAATCGATAAGGGTTTGACGTGTTGTGCTGGCATTGCTGTACGTCATGCTTGATCCTGTTTCGGCATCAATGAAATAAGCGGGGATTCCCAAAGCTCTTGCAAGCTCTGTTGCAATGTACGAACGCGCAGCCGCAAGCTGTAATTTTTCAGGATCAAATCCCAAAGTCTCTAACGAGATGTCAGCATTGAGAAATGCAGTCGTGCGATTGCGACGAGAAGCACCCCAAGATTCGAGAAGCTTTGCAATGCGATCTGCGGGCAATGCTGTTCCGTTAGATTTGAGTACCATTTGCGGAACGGGTTCACGCGCATAAAGAGCTGCGGCACGTTCTAATTCTGCGCCAGTGCGAATCGTCATTCCTGCGCGATTGAGTAAGCCTTCGTCATTTCCGTAGAAGACAACCAAAGATCCAACACCTGAAAGCGGAAGGGGAGTGTGTCCATCAATGGAATACGATTCAATTTCTGTTGAATCTGAATTTGTATTTATTGTTACGCGATCGGGTGAGATTCTTTGCACACTGCGAACACGTTGCGTGTCCGCAAACAATTCCGTTATCTGCCAGTACGCATACCCTGAGAATAATAAATCCTCCAACGTCCAGACATAGGTAGCGACTCCTGGGATACGTGGATCAGGAGTTCGAATAACGCGCGGCACATCGACATCCATTCCAGTGACGCGATCACGTACTTCAATGCCAATGGACGCAATTGATGAGCAAATGATATTTCGACCGCGAGCAATTGCCGGGACACTCATTGCTTCTTGACGTGTAGCTGTACGGTTTCCGCGAAAGAATGGTGAGAGTGAATCAAGACTTGTCACTGGCGCAAGAGAAGCAGAGACATCGTATGTCAATGATTCGACGGATGATGTACGAACAAAGATGTCTCTGAATCCCATGACACAATTTTTTCAAATGTCAAGCATCAACCCACCAATATGTCGATTTCCGTCTCTGGGCGTGTCGCAAAGTGTGTAGCGAGTGCTCCTGCCACAGCTGCGCAAATTGCCGCCTGAGATGCACGTCTTCCAAATACCCAACCGCCATCGCCTCGTCTCAGCTGCACAGCTGAAAGCATTTGTGTAGTTAGTTCGCTTTGATTGCGATGTCGAAGGCGACCAGAGTTGATCGCACCCAAGAGCTCATCGCAGCTTTGAGGATAGTCGCCATCCATGTCAAAGATTGGAATTCCAGCGGGTTGCAGCCTTGCCGCGACTGCCGCACTTGTCTTTCGTGAATAGAGCAAATACTCAATCGGATATTTGCGGCAATAGGCAGCGGCATCGTTAGCAATAGCACGATCATCTAGTTGCTGACTATTTTCCCAAGTGTGCAGAAGCTTCAAAACAAATCTCTCATCTCCAAGCTTTTGAGCACCTACCAAAGCGCAATGGTGACGATCCGGACTCATATCCAGTGCCAGCCATGTCAAACGGTCATCATCAAGATCGACTGTCTCATCGGCGCATTGATTCCATTGGTCAGCCGTGATTGCACTGCTAATGGTCTGCACAAATCTACACAACACTTCGGTCATGACGACTTCCGGCGGATCATTGAGAACTGCTCGAAGATTGTCCGGGTGAATAGTGATTCCAAGTGCCGGGTTACATGAAGCCGCATTCTCAAATGAAATCTCATCCGTCGGTGCTGACCATTCGAAGAATCCGATGTCGTCGTCTGCACCAGCGGCGGCAGCTAGTCCACGATCTCGAAGCATTTGCAAGACAACCGAATGAGAGTCCCCCGCATTCGTGAATGCATTGACGGAAGGATTTTTTGCAGCCATCAAAGCAAAGCGCAATGATGCAAAGCTTTCAAGATCATGCATTTCGCGAAGCTCATCCAAATGTACCGTCGTCGGCGATGCGCCACGAGCCGCCGATCCACCGGCTTTAATTAAGAATCTCGATCCGTGATTGGTTTCGATTTCTTCGGCTCCATGTTGCCAGCGAATGCGTTTGATTTGCTTTGCCAAGTCGTCATGCTTCTCAATCATTCCAACGAGTTGCCGAAATTGTTCAAGGGATGTAACCAATCGGTGAGCTGATGCAATTTGAAGCGGCTCATTCCATTCAAAGAGTCCCATCGCAATGCGGGCAAGCATGTACGTGGATTTTCCATTTTGGCGGGGAAGCATTGCGACCGAGATCGGATGTTGCCATCTACCGTCCGGCTTTACTTTGAGTGAGTGCGTTGCAAGCCATTTCTGCCATGGCATAAAGCCGCCATCAATAAATCGATCAGCAAAGTCATTGAGTTCACCGCCTTTTGAAGGTAAATCATTGAGTGGAGAGTGTATGCGTGGAGCTGATGACGGTTCAAAAACCGATTGCAGCCGATT